CCTTGCCTCTCCTGTATAATAGACTCCCGGAGTAGCTGCATCTTCAAATAAATCATTCGGATTAATTACAACCCCATCCTCAAGCAACACATATTGAATCCTAAACTGCAACGTATCTCCTGTCGCTAATTCAATGCCGCTCCTGTGAACAATAACAATAGATGCAGGGTTGAATGAACCCGGATCATATTCATCCGTTGGAGGAGCAGGATTGATTGCCGTTGTGTAACTTGTCGTAAATGGATTGATAGGCTTAATTGCCATCAATCTCTGATTTAATGCCGTTGTTACCCCTGTTGCAATTGGTGTATGTAATACCTCCACTAACAACTGCGCTTTACAAACAGAATTAACAGGAACACCCGGAGTATTGCAGATAAATTGAGCATTGAAATTCGCTTCCCCTATCACATTGTATATGCCACTTTGATTGATTGTGATTGTGTCTGAATTGGGAGGTATACCCGATTGCCCAAGATTATCCTGCACCGCAGTAGTGAAAATGACAGGAGGATCAATAGGAGTAATTAAACTGCTGATGCTTGTCCTCAACAATGTGTTTAATGATGTAGTATTAATGATGCAAGTCCTATCTGCTATCTGTGTTTCTGTCAATTGCAGTTGCCCATCAGATGGAATAATCAAGCTTTTGAAATACGTTGATGTAAAGAAATTAGAGTTATACGTATATCCTGCCGATTCAAATATCTTGTCCAGATAGGTCTTTGCATAAACTGCCGGGAAGAACTCTGTAACTTTCCACACATCTTCATCCTCCGAATAGCCATAGTCAATCATCGGATACACATATCCATTGCCCAGAGCAAAGGGAACAGGAACACCGCCTTGTACTATCTGCGTTGCCCAACTATCTTCCTCATTCTGCAAAGTCCAATCATGATTAAACTCGCTGATGTCCAACTCTGTCATTAATGACTCTCCTATGTCGCTGAATAGATTTGCATTCCTGCCAAACAGATTCACATCATAGGTTATGCCACCCTCATTGATGTTGATTTTCTTGAGTTGCAAATAGCCATCAATTAGATCAATGGAGTTTATACAATACCTAGCATCTGCTCTGATGTTAGGATTGAATGTTGCGGATGAATGCTCAAGGTCAATGTTTACATTGTAGATATATGAGAAGATGCTATTTATTGTAGATGATCCCGGCAATGTGATTGTCTTGGAGTAATCTGCTTTTACCTTATCTGGCTCTGCAATATCGCTGATGGCAAAGTTTAAAGCAACGGCAACATCTCCTGTTAACTCAACCAATTGATTCTCTATAAATAACTCTTGCCTATCCATTAGAATTGTTGTCTATCTGAATCAATAGCATAATTGAATGCCACCTCTAAATTGAATAGCTCATCTCTATCCTCATACTTCACATCGTAATTGGCTTGGTCTATGTTAACGGCAATGTATTCGCCTCCGATTTCCAAGTAAATATCTTGTGATGAGAGCATATCTTTCAGCCACTCTGATTGCTCTCCTGTTATCCAATTAGATGTGAGAGTTGTTTTGCGCTTCTCCTTAACCCAATAATCCAAGTTAACCCTATCTTGCTTGGAGTAGGTTACTGTTCCCGTCTGTCCGACAACATCGGGAACTTGCTTCATTGAACGCCTTTCAACTGAATAATTATCCCTTGCAGATAACTCAAAATCAAACCAATCATAACCGCCTAATCTGTTGAGCCAATGAACTCGGACAGGATCATAACAAGTATCAACGATGTTAAAAGTGAATTGCTCGGTTGAGCCTGTTGAGAGATTGACTTGCACAATGTATTGGTCAACTGATGTATGGATGATAGGCTGAACGACAGGAGCAGAAAAATACACAGGATCAATGTCATTGATTGTATCAACCCCTGCTGCAAATAGATAATAATTAGTTGCAGGGAATAAGGTTGTAATTGAATAACTATTCTGCAACACTCCTCCAAGATAAGTTTCAATTGCTAGGTCTGTTATTGTTGTGCCAACATCAACCATCAGATGCAATGATCCTTTGCCCTCCAAAAATGTATTTTGTGTTCTTGGTGCATTGGTTAAGAACTTTGAATCAAGATATGTGCTCGGCACAAAGTCCACAAAATCAACGTATGATAAAGCTCCGTTAAATACGTAGTGAGTTGCCGTTGCCGTTGGAGGGAATTGTGTCAATGTTCCTGCAACTTCATACTCCTCCCCTATCTCAATGTCGTACTCAACAAAGGAATTATTTCCCGTTCTTATGCCTTGATCAGCAGTAGGTAAGTATAAATCTTTTGAGAGATAATTCCGCAGAATCTTTGACACATCCACAACCAACAACTGCAATCCTCCCGGCTCTGGCTTTATCTTATAACGGTAAACAGTAACCGCATTGATGACTATATCAACAAGGTATTTGAATTGAGGTTGTGCCACGTTTGTTGATGTGCCTGTCCATATCACATTGTTATTAACAGGTACAAAATCCGCAGGAGTATTTACTATCGTTACTGCCATTATTCGGGTATTATATTATTTGCAATATCCTCTGCCATTGTTTCGGCAAGTTGTTGCGTTAATTCTTTTATGTCTTTATCTGTTAATACCGATGATGCAAAGTTGGTTGCCCTCTTGCCTTTCCGAAAAATACCCTGTTGAATATTTAGAGCAGTTTCCAAATCATCTCCCCTCGCGGGTAATTTGGTTTTTACCCACTGCAAAAGGTCTTGTAATGGAGGCATTTTATTTTTGTATCTCATCGATGATGTTGTGTTCTGATTTGGCATTGCATTTCCGCTTATCGAAGAAACACCGCCAACACCCCTAACTCCCTCATCTACTTCTCGCCAATAATCAACCGCATCTATTACTCCCAAAATAAAACCGCTCCTTTCCGTTACACCCTTATCATAATTCCTACCCAATGATTGCCTCAACTGTCCAGAGTTATTAATTTTCCCTGTGTCAAGGTTTTTCTGCATCTTTCTGATCTTGATATTCAACCAATCTTGCAGGGCATCTGTCGTTAATGGGTAGTTAGTTTCTGCCATCTTTAATGCTTCATTTTAAACTCGTTCAACTGTCGGAGCTTCTCATAGTACTCTTCCTTATCTTTGTAGTAAAGCAGGATATTTAAAAATTCAATCAGTTTCATGTCATAGTAAAACTCCCACTTCTCCGGGCATCCGTTTGATAGGTTGTCTAGTGTTACAAACCATCCCCATCCCTTAAGTCCTTCTCCACCTGCTTTAGTATTTCCTCTACCTTTTTTAGTTGGTTGCTCCCATAATCGTTTATAATCGGCATTAACTTTTGAGAGAGATTCCAAAAAAAAACAGCGATAGGATAAGCATATTTTACAGACATCTTATCCCTTATCGCCTCGCTGATCTCCTTGTGCTTCTCTCCGTTGTACTTTCCTTTCTTCCATCCAAATGCTTTCTTTTCATCCGGGATGACAATACAACTCAATATCTTATGCAAGTTTTGGATGATAAGGAAATCATTGTTGTTACACTCTCCCAGAAAGTGCATCAAGTCCATGTACTGTGCGCCTGTCATTTTGTTAATGTCCGAATCAATATGATACCTATGTCCGTCTATCTTGAATGAATCTGGCATCTTGTTCAGCCCCTCAAAGTCATTCAGAAAATCCAAATGCTTTGCAATGCGCTTGTAATCTTCAATGCTTATTTTCTTGATATCATCCAACGGAAACCCGGACAACACCGAAATCAATGCAGGTACTCTCTCAACCAACTTTCCATCAGAGGTAAGCACAGGATAAAGTTCTGCGAACTTGCCAACTGTGACGCCATCCCAATTCTTGGGAATCTTCAATTTCATTTCCATAATGTATAATATAATTTATTCGGAATGTGTCACGAGAGCAGAATAATAAGAATTCTTATTAAAAACCTAAGTGAATAAAAAGGCATTACATAATGGGACAATCGTGGGACTGTGTCCCAAAATAAACTTTATAGCAACAAAAAAGGGATGCGAACGCACCCCCTTCTTATGTAACAAAAACAAAAACAAAACCGGGAAGGATATCCCGAACTCTGAACCATAAAGATAATGATTTTATCTAACCTTATACACTCCCCGGTTGGATTCTGCCAACTCATTTAATGCCACGTAGCGGATTGCATCCATGCAATGGTCAAACATCTTAACAGGCTTTCCCGTTGCTTTGCCATTCTTGTCAATCTCCCACTTGTAAGACTTCAATTCCTTGATCAGATTAATGGAATCTTTCTGCACCACAAACTCGAACCGCTTGAGAATATCAATGCCGTTGTTTACTGAATCCTTGCCCTTTTTTGCTGCATGGATATTCATCCCCATACTGTACAACTCATCAATTGATTTCGGCTCGGCAGAATCAGCAATAAACTTTGTTCGCAAGTCTATCCCTTGCCTCCTAATCTCTTCACATAGTTCTCTATTGTGGATGCCAACCCTGTAAAGCACTTCTCTAAAATATAGCTTGTTCCCAGAACGATGTACTTCAACGCAACTTGCAGGAGAACTGCTATACCCAAAATCAATACCAATGGCGATAAGATCACTCCTACTATCGATGCTATCACATAACCTAAAACCTTTTTCATATACTAATCCTTCTATTTTTCCATACTCGCCAAGTCCGTAAATTGTCCAGAATGATTTGTCTGTTTTCTCTAACAGTTCAATCTCCTTGACTAATGAGCTTGGCAGGTATGTATTGTGTTTATAATTAGAAACGATGACTTTCACATCACGTTCCTGCTGCTTTCTTCTTTGCTCTAATTCTGTGTTAATCCATACATCCTCATCATCCGGGTTAAAGTCAAGATATATCTTTCTCTCCGTTCTGATGAGCAATTGAAAAAACTCCTTTCTATAATTCAGTTCATTTGCCTCATTGCAGTACAGGATCATTTGCTTGATCCCTCGGAGCTTCTGTTCGTCGTCTGCTCCCATAAACCTCACAACCCTATCCTCATACTTGTAGGTTTTCTTAGTCTTGTTGTGTTCTACTTGCTCATAGAATCCCTCATTGTGCATTATCTCCTCAAAGTCTTTGACAACTGTATTATCCAATGTTGTCCGATACTTCCTAACCGTTGCCCATGTTCCACTATGGCAGTATTGATTCTCTCCGTAGCATCCTGTCATTAGCCAGAGAGCAGATAGCTGAGCAAGGGAGTAGGTCTTGCTTGACCTTGTACCTCCTCTGTTTATTACAATCTTCTCCTGCGCATCATAGTTCTGTTCAAAAATCGGAGTTACTTTCATTGGATTAGCAAGTTATAAACAACCGCTAAACATCCAACCGCCAATATCAGCATCAAGATCAGCAAAGCATCTCCGGGTTGCAAATCATCATTCCTCATCTCTGTTGCGTTTTACTTCAATTGTTATAGTCTGCTCTTGCTTTATCTTCTCTGGCTCATTCATTCCTAACATCTTTGCCAATGAGTCTAATGCCCCTTTTGCATCACTACCCTTTAGCAGTCCACTATTAGCCATTGCATAAATCTTCTCTTTGTCTGTCTTGGTTAGTTTGTCCTTGTCCATTAACGCTTTTATCTGCTCGAATGTTTCAACCATTCCGATGTACTTCTGTACTATCCACTCCCGGTTAATGCTGTGCTTTTGAGCAGTTTGTTCCTTTAACTCATTGACGGTTAGTTTTATGTTAGTATCTGTCATTAACTTACTAGCATTGATTCTTACCCACTCCGCATCTTTATTTGTTACATCATAAGCTCTGCGATACGCCTCCGATTGATTGCCTAATTCAACAACCAACTCGGCAAACTTTCTCTCCTTTATCGTTAGCTCTCTACTCATTCAATTCATAAAAAAATCATCAGCATCTTCAATAAAGTACCAACAAACGTAATCCAATGATATAGACGTTGGATCAATCCAGAACTCATGCCCGGCATCCCTAACTCGCTTGATTGTACTTTGTGCCTCATCATTTAAACCTACTGCATTAATCTCTGCAATATTGACGTAGCTCAATGACTTCAAGTAAGCGTATATCTTCCCATCGTTGGAAACAATCAACCCATCGTTGTTAGGTAGTTTCCAAACTTCATCTTCTCTCCTCTGCTGATCATTCAATGTAATCATTATTTGCCTGTTCTCCTTTTACTGTATTGTCCTTTTAATTGGTAGTACATCTTTACCATTCTACTCATTGCTCTGGCAACACATACTGAGCAACCCTTGTCAACCTTTACCCCGGAATGCGTTTCATAAAGGTCTAACAATTTGCGTACCTCCTCCGCTTTACCTCTGTTGATAGTCTGTGTCCGTTGGTAAAGAAACAGAATATCATCGTACTCTTTTAAATCTGTATAATAACTCATAGTTTAAACAACTTCAAATGCCTCTCTATTGCCTCCACGCAAATAGGAGCAGCACCAATGTATAATATAAAATTTTGATTAATTGTCAAGGTAATAAAGATAGCCATCCAGATAGACAAGCACACAGGACAACTCAATGGCTTATAAGATAGCGCAGTCAATAGTATTGCCCCGATGTAATATAGATACTTGTGGGCAGTTATCCGCTTGATGAAATCGGGCAAGTAATCCGATACCAAAAAAGGAACAGTTGAGCAGAATATCAATGCTTTTAGCTCCTCCATAACTCCCTAAAATTATCTGGCATCAATGACTTAACCCTTTTTAATCTGTTGTGCAACCATCCATAGGAGAATGATCCTGCACCCTGTTCTTTTAATTCATTGTACATCTCCTTGAAATTATACTGCACCCCGAAATATGCCCTCATCAATCCTACGTCAATGGTATCAAATCTGTTATCCTCTTGCATGAACTTGATTACCCTCGCCTGTTCAATGTACTCATCCCGGCTATAATGCCCATGAATGTCATTAGTGAAATGGTAAAGCTCAATGAAATTCTCATAATCAATCGAATGACCGCATATCTTTTTATGCTTGATTCGTTGGTAGTTGTATCTGGAGTATGAGCTATTGTAATTGATGAGCATAATCTTGGCGCAGTAATCTATCAATTTATTCTCCTTGTTGATTGACATGATCTGACTTTTGTCTTTCTCTAATATCTGCATTATAACCTCTTGCAGTAATTCATCTGCTTCATTCCTGTTCCGGGTAATCTTTTTTGATAGGTCTTGCAGCAGTCTGTAAACCTCTGTGATTGCTTCATCATAATTCGACATTCTCTGTCAATGCTTTTATCTGCTTTTTTAATTGGCTGTTCTCAATACTCAGCTCTGCCCATTTCCGTTGCCGTTTGGTGTACGCTGAAAACAATCTTTTGTTCTCTTTCTCCAGATGT